AACAATTAGTAGAAGTTATAACAGAAACAAAAGCAAACACACATTTAACACACCTTGAAGAATTAGTATTAACTCAAGGACAAGATGGTTTTAATCAAGCTAAAAATTTCTTATATGAGTTAATTAAAAATTTAAAGGGAGAAGACAATACAATTAAAAATGTTTCTGTAAAATGGGATGGTGCGCCTGCTATATTTACAGGTATTAATCCTGATAATGGACAATTTTTTGTAGGTACTAAATCAGTATTTAATGTAAATCCAAAAATTAATTACACACCTAAAGATATAGATGAAAATCACGGACAGGCAGCTGGTTTAGCTAAAAAATTAAAATTAGCATTACAATATTTACCTGCTATAGGAATAAAAGGCATCTTACAAGGTGATTTTATGTTTGACAATGATGATGTTGAAACAGAAGACATAGATGGTACTCCACATTACACTTTTAAACCTAATACAATTAGATATGCAGTTGAAGCAAATTCTGAATTAGGTAAACAAGTAATAGCAGCAAGAATAGGAATTATATTTCACACAACATATAATGATTTAAAACCTGGTAGTGGTGCTTCATTTGGGGCTGATATAAGTGGATTAAGTAAATCACCAAGTGTATGGTTTGACGATGCTTATTTTAAAGATGATACAGGTATTTTATTAAGTGATCAAGAAGAAAAATTTGTATTAGAAAAAATAAACGAGGCAGATTCAATTAATGTAGATTATACTAATTTACCTTTAAAAAATCTAAATACTTACATTAACAGCGAAATAAGACAAGGTGAATTTTTAAATGATCCTTCTAAGTCTTTTGAAAAATTTAAAAACTGGTATCAGCAAGCAGTAGATAAAAGTATAGAAAAAGTTAAACGACCAGAATCAAAAGAAAGAAAAAAATTAGCTGGTGAAGAAAAACTTAAAGAATTTAATTCTCAAAAGCAAGATATAATAAATATATTTAAAGTAAGCAAATTACTCTCTGAAGCAAAGTCTATATTTATAACCAAATATGATAAAGCTGTAGCTACTAAACACTTTATCGACAATGGAGATGGTACTTTAAGTGTAACTAAAGCAGAAGGATTTGTAGCAGTTGATCATACTGAAAATGGCATTAAATTAGTTGATAGATTAGAATTTAGTAAAAATAACTTTAATGCAGGAAAACCTGGAGCAAAAAAATAAAATGAGTAAAGGATTAGGAGATACATTAGAAAATTTTTTTATTTTTATTGGAATAAAAAAAATAGTATTATGGTTACAAAATAATAAAACAGGTAATCCTTATTGTGATAAATGTGAATCAAGAAAAGAAAAATTAAACGAAATATTTCCTTATTAAAAGTAAAAATGGACATTAAACAAAGAATACAAGAATTATCATTAGACCAAAAAGCTAAATTATATTATATGATGTTGCTTAGAAAAGGTGTAATAGACACATTACCAGAAAATCCAAAAGCAGCTTACGTTCAAAGTATGATGGATGAACCAGCAAGTTCAAAATTCTCAGAACCAATGGGAGAAACTAGAGATGAAGAAGATGAAGAAAACGACAGAAATCTAGCTTCAGATGATATCCCAGATAGTTTAAGAGAATTATCTACTGAATTAGGATATCTAAAAGAAATAGATCTTAACGCAGTATCATATGAAAAAGTAACATTTATATACACTGAACAAGGTGGTCATTTTTATGGATTAGATGTTTATGCAAGTAAAGATCAACCTCAACGTTCAGCTAAATTAGGATATGATGAAGCTAATGAATGGTTAAAAGACACATTAGCATATATTCATGAAGGAGATTTAATACCAAGAAGATACAATTCAGGTATGGAAGATTTAGATTTAATAGTAGCAAGATTAGAAGAATTAGGAATAGAAGCAAGCCATGGAGATTACATGGATGTAAGCTAAAAATAAAAGTTATGCAACAAAAAGTACAAGGATTAAAAAAAGAATTTAAAAGAACAGACGTAAATAGATTACGTAATTTAATAACAGGTAAAACTGGTGATGCTACAGGAACACAAGTTGGTTATAGTACAAAATCTATAGATTATAAAGAGGGTGATATTTGGACAGAAGGAAGAAAAACATGGACAATAAAAAATGGCATTAAACAAACAGTATCTAAGTTAGATACAATTAAAAAAGAAGTATTTATGCCCTTAAGTTGTCCTTGTTGTAATAAAATAATGAAAAAACAATTAGATAAACCTAATTATAAAATCCATAAAAAATGTTTTGATTGTGTTATAGAATTTGAACATAAATTAAGAATTCGTGGAGAATATGATGATTATTTAAAAAAATTAAAAGGTAAAAATAACCTTACTATATTAGATGAAGCTGAGTCATATTTATTAGATGCGATAAACACATCAAATAATGGATATGTGTCAGAACATGGTGAAGTAGAAAGATGGATTGGTGGTTTAGACACAGATAAATTAACAAAAGATTTAAAACAAACAGTAAAAGAAACAAAAGAAAAAATAAAGTCTAGGTTAAATGACTAAAACAGAATTAAGAGAACTAATAAAATCAGCCATCCAAGAATATATGGGTACAGGTAGTAGTGGTGGAAATGCTGGTGATGGTAATAGTATTACTTCTCCTAGACCTTTTGTTGACGAAGATGATGAACTAGAAAATTATACTGACAAAGGTGCTCCTTTTGGGGGTGCAGAAGGACAACATACAAGAGGAATGGAAAAAAGAGGAACAGTAAATCCTAACAGAACACGTTTTACAAGAATGTAATATGAAGAAAAAAGACATCATACAATTAGTTAAAAATGTAGTTAAAGAAAACACATTTTATGGTAATCGTGAACAACCAAGCACTATTGGTTCTACAACAGCAGTTGTACCTACAGACGAATATCCATTTTCAGCTAGACCTAAAAGAACAGGAACTGGTATGATGGAAGCAGGACCTTCAAACAACCCATACTATAATAATTTAGTTAAAAAAGCAGAAGAAATGGGAATCCATGTAAATGATCTTATGAAAAGTCTTTTAAAAGACAAATCCGAAGAAGAAATAATGCAAATGGGTTATCAAGACCTAGCAGCTTTAGCAGGTGTAGAAGATTTAAGTGAATTTGAAACACCTAGATCATTTGACCCTGACACTATTAGATTAGTTAGAGATATGTTAGAGGATGCTGATATATACCATAATGATCTTGTTGGGGGATACGATGAAGTTTCTTCATATTTAGACAAAAGAACAGGTGGAACAATTATTAAATTTCCCCATTTTAATGGTCCTCAAGGTAGAGGAGCAATGTTTGGAAAAGAAACGGTAGACCAAATTGATGCTTCAAAAGCAAAAGCAAAAGCAGCAGCACTTAAAACACATTCTAAATTTAAAACATACATAGAAGATTACGAAATATCAGACAAATCTCCAGCAGGAGTTTATGGCAATATTTACTTGTGGGTAATGTTTAATGATTTAGCAAAAGATTTTTCTGCACCAAAAGGAGGAACACAATCATCTCAATTTGAAGAAATAGAAGAAGCACCTATGTTCAGAACAGGTATTAAACAAGATATGGCCCCAAAAGAAATGGCAGGAAGAATTAAAAGTGTATTTGATAAAATAAATGGAGCTCAAGATCCAGTACAAACACCTGAATGGCACAAAAATAGATTTAAAAATAAATATGGGATTTCATTCCCTGAAACCTTAAAAGGTATAAATAAAGATCAAGCATTAGCAATGAATAAATACGCAAACGACATGAAAATAAGAGAAGCAGATTTAAAAAACCCTAAAAAGGCTGACTTAAATAAAGATGGCAAATTATCTAGTTATGAAAAAACTAGAGGATCTGCTATAGAAAAAAATATGAAAGAAGATATTAGTGATGATATCTCAAAAGCTGAGGACGAAGTAGCAACAGCTACACAAGCAAAAGCTGATGCTGAATCAAAAGTAGCAGATGCAAGAAAGAAAAAAGCAGACGCTGAAAAAGGAGCCTTAGAAGAAATGGATGATGAAGGTAGAATGGCAAAATCACAAATGTATAAAATGAAAACATATGTAGATAAATTATCTATGATGTTAGATGATGGAGCACAATTACCAGCATGGGTACAAGCTAAACTAACTAAAGCATCTAGTATGATGTCTGCAGTATTCCATTATTTAGATTATGAAGCAGTAAGAGGTCAAGATAGTTTAATGGAACATGTAGACAAATATAAAAAAAGAGCTATACTTATGGAAGGTGCTATGAAAAAATTCTTTGAAATGTTCGACGAAGGAATGACAGATGAAGAAGTTATTATGGATTATGCTCAAAAAGGAACACAAGTTCCAGAAACATTTGTTAGTAAAGCAAGAAAACAATATGAAGGTTTAAAAAAGATGAAATTAGAATTAGAAATGAGTGAAAAAGAATATAAAAATTCAGCAACTCAAATGGTTAATAATCCTAATTCTGCTGAAGAAGGAATGGAAATGGAAGAAAAACAATTATCATCTGGTTTAACTAATGAAGAACTTGATCCAGTAGGAAAAGAAGATGATGATGTTAATAATGATGGTAAAGTAGATAAAACAGACAAATATCTTAAAAATAAAAGGGCAAAAACATCAAAAGCAATTAATAAACAAAAGAAAAAATAAAAATTATGTCAGATTACAATGTAGGAGCAATATTAATGACAGGTAGTAAACACACAGATTCAAGTGGTAGATACTCTGGAAGTTTTTCAAAAATACTTGTCCTAAATTTATCAGGATCTAGTATTGATAGCAACCAACAAGCTATATTTGAAAGAATAGAATTTGGTTTACATGCCGTAGGAGGAACATCTACTATTTATAATGTAGTAGGATCAACAACAAGTCCTATAGCTATAAATGCAGGAACTTATTTAGAAGGACCTATTGCTCAATTAAAACTAGCTTCAGGAAGTTGTCTAGCTTATAAAAACCAATAATGAAACAGCTTAGAGAACAAATAAAAAAAGAGATTAAAAAATTATCTGAGGAATTAGGTATGAGAAAATATCCTCTACCTGCTGAAATTAGAAGATCTTTAGAAAGAGATCTTAAAATGAGACCTCTTATAAGATATGTTGCAAATGTAAAAGCAGCAAATACAATACCTCCATCATATATGATATTTTTACATAATGGACAATCTTTCGCTTTATACATTGAACAAACATCCATTGTAGCTAAAATAGGATCTAAATCTTACTATTTAATGAATGGAGATGAAACATCAGAAGCAATAAAAGAATTAAATAGATTATTAACCCAACCTATCCCTAGTAGTGGAGAGGAAGACAGTGGTGAAACAACAGGAGATACAGGAGGAGCAGCAGACACAGGAGGAGGAGCTGATACTGAAATGGAACCTGAAGAACCAGCAGACGAAGAACCAACAGCATAATGGATTATAAAGAGGCATTTAAAGCACTGTATGAGGACGCTAAAGAAAAATATGATATTCAACAAGCGCCTAAACTTATCTTACGTAAAGACAAAGAAAATGCACAAATGACTTTTGGTAGAACTGCTTACTATCAACCAGAAACACAAACAATTGTAGTTTACACAACAAATAGACATCCAAAAGATGTATTAAGATCATATTGCCATGAAATGATACATCATGTTCAAAATGAAAGAGGTGATTTAAAAATGAGTGATTCTACTAGCCCCACATATGCTCAAGATGATGCCCATTTAAGAAAAATGGAAATGGAAGCATATTTAAAGGGAAATTTATTATTAAGAGATTTTGAAGACAATTTCAAATATCAATAAAAACAAAACGTTATGAGTATATTAACAAAATTATTTTCAGGTGGGGCAGCAGACCTAGTAAAAGGTGTAGGTGGAGTTATAGATAACTTACATACATCTAAAGAAGAAAAATTAGCTGCAGAACAAAAAATCAAAGAATTAGTATCAGATTATGAAACTAAAATGGAAGCTAACATCACAGATCGTTGGAAAGCTGACATGAATAGTGATTCATGGTTAAGTAAAAATGTAAGACCTATGATATTAATATTTTTAGTAGTTTCTACAGTTTTAATGATATTTATTGATGCAGGAACAATTCAATTTACAGTTGAACAAAAATGGACAGACTTGTTACAACTAGTATTAATTACAGTGATTGGTGCCTATTTTGGTGGTCGATCATTTGAAAAAAGTAAAAAATAAAATGGCAAAATTTAATTACAAAAAATGGGTAACTGAAAATAAGTATGGTAAGTTATCAGAAATGAAATATGATGATCCTTTTGATCAAGAAGAAGAGGATCCTAAAAATCCTATGGGTCTTCCTGAAGTAGAAAAAGATTCAAAAGCAGTAGATGTAACCTCATATGATGATGATCCAGATTCTGATCTTGCATATGCACAAAGACATGGAATGACTAATACAATGGAAGTAGAAAAAGACCCAGACGCTCAAGCAGCAGCTCCTAAAAAAGGAGGAGAAGGTGAAGGTGAAAAAGAAAAAAAACCACCATTAGATCCTACATCAATTGTAGGTTCAACAAGTTTTGGGGATTTATCAGGTATAGAAGATGCTAAAAATGTTCTTCAACAAATTTTAACTAAAGACCCAAATCAACCTATTTTTAAAGCAATGGAGTTCACCCCAAAAGACAAAGAAAGTGGCAAACCATTACCAACAGTTAAACCAGATCCAGAAAAAATAGCAGCTTGGGTTAAATCAAAAGGAGTAGACACTTTAGCTAACAGAATGATGACAATAGCAGGTGCTCTTCCATCTACAGGTTTAGAGAAAAAAGACATGCCTTTTTTACCAGGACCTGATGATGCTGTAGGAGATCCAGCAGACGTAGGTGATGCTTTATCACCAGGAGGAAAATATAATGTAGATTTTAAACAAGAAGCAATAGATCCTCCAGCTACTAATAAACTAAAAGGTCCAGATGATCCAGCAGCTCAAGCTTATATGAAAAGTGGAGAAAAAGACGGAAATGCAAATGATGATAAAGCAGGATTTGAATTAAAACCATCCATTCCAGCATCTGAGGCAGAACCAACACAAGTTAATATAAAATTAGCAAAATCATTAGCTATGGGTTCTGACCCATCATTATCTAAAGGTGGAGATTTAGGAGCTTATTTTTCAACAGAAGGCGAAATATTAGATGGTCATCACAGATGGGCAGCTACTATGTTAAATGATCCAGGAGCTAATATAGGTGGATTCGCAGCAATTGATTTAAAAGCAATGGGTGGTAGAACAAAAGCTTTAAAACACCTTACAGCAATTGGAAATGCTTTAGGAAATCAAGCAAAAACAAACGAATCAATAGATCCAAGAGCTTCATTATATGAACAACTAGAAAATCACATTAATAAAAATCTTAATGAAATGGACAATTATTATGTAGACTATTATGTAGTGTATGATAAAAAGACAGATGAAGAAATTGAAAGATTCCAAAAACCCCCAAATAATATGGGGCTAGAAAAAGCAGAAAGATATATTCAAAGAATGGAAAGTGATCCATATTGGGATGTTGAAGTTGGACAATACGGAATACGCTTAGATACAGAATCTCATAGTATGGAAGAATAAGTAAAAACATCTAGTCCGATTCATAGCCGGACGATTTTAAAAAACAAGTAAGGATCTGTGGCCCAATCATTTGGATTGGGCCACTTTTTTTTGTATATTAACCAATAAATAAAAAAGAAATATGACTAAAGTAGTAATTGTAGGAGCAGGTGTTGCAGGAGTAAATGCCGCTACAAAATTAGTAGATAATGGGTTTAATGGAAAAATTACCATTATTGATATGGGTTTAGATCCATATAGAAGACCAGCAGCAGACGTAATGAGAGGTTTTTTAGGAGCAGGTGGTTGGTCTGATGGTAAATTAACTTACCACACATCAATAGGAGGACAATTGTCTAAATACACAGGTGAAGAAAAAGCAATGGAATTATTTGATCAAGTAATTGATAACTTTAAACGTTTTCATCCTAACCCATCTGAGGTACAATGTTCAAATCCAGTCGCAGAACCTGATTTTATTAAACCACATTTTGGTTTAAGGTTATTCCCCGTATGGCATGTTGGTACAGATTATTTACATGAAATAGGTAAAAATTGGTATGATTATTTAGTAGAAAAAGGTGTAGAATTTCTTTGGGAAACTAAAGTCACAGACATTAATTTTGACAGTAATATAGTAATATATGATGATGGTTGGGAAGATTATGATCAACTTATTTTTGGTGTAGGTAAATCAGGAATTGACTTTGGTAAACAATTAGCTGAAGAATATGAATTACCTACAGAACCTAAATCAGTACAAATTGGTGTGCGTTTTGAAGCACCACAAAAACATTTTCAAAAATTAATTGACATTAGTTATGATTTTAAATTATATCAAAAATTTGAAGAAAAAGGTGTATCATTAAGATCATTTTGTACAAATAATAATGCTGCTTACGTTGCGGCTGAACACACTTATGGTGATGTTAGTTACAATGGACATGCTAAAAAAGA